TCCGAAACAAGATTGACCTGCGTCAAAACCAGAATTTCCCGCTTTGAAAACGAAATGATCGCCGCGTCTCGCTGCGCATCGTCCGTGCATCCGTCAATGTGCGCCGATGGAATGCCGGCCTCGGCAAACTGCGCTGCGACGTGCTTGCTGTGCTCTATCGACACGCAAAAAACGACGGTCAGCAGGCCGGCTGCGTGCTTGCGCCAGTGCGCGATGGCGTCGCCTGTAATGCTTGGCTTGTCCGCACGCTCCTGCAGGTCGGCGCTGGCATACTCGCCCATGCGCGTCTTCGCGCCAGCCATGTCGATCACTTGCGGCGTCGTGAAAACCCGATATGGCGAGAGGTATCCTTTTTCGATCAGCCAAGACATCGGCGGGGCTTTGAGCATCACGTCGGCATATCCGCCATGCCCACGGCCAAGGCCGCGACCGTCTAGCCGCTGCGGGCTGGCAGTGACCAGCAGGCCGCGCGCTTTGTACTGCTCGCCCCAATCCATGACCGCGCCCCACTGCGTGCCGCTGGTACAGTGGTGCGCCTCGTCCTGGACAATCAGCAGCCGCCCCTTGTGCGCTTCGACCGTCTTGGCGCAGCGATCCAGCCGACCGACCAGCGTCTGCACACTGCCGACCATCACCGGCGCGTCATTGGTGACAAACGACCGGCCAAACGCGCGGAACTGCGCCACCTTGATCTGGCGGATGACTGCATCGGGCGCAATGACTTGGTGCGGCGTGCCAAACCGTGCCAGCGACAGCGCGATTTGCTTGATGATCTCCTTTCTGTGCGCGGCGATCAGTACCGGGTTGCCGCGCTCGCTGGCGCTGTGGGCGATGTAGGAAAAAATCACCGTTTTGCCTGCGCCTGTCGAGGCCACAAGCAGCGGGCAGCCGAAGCCGTCCCGGTACGCCTTGCGGATCTCTGCGACGGCCTCAGCCTGGTAGTCGCGAAGTTGTGGGGCTGCCACCATCACCACCTCACAAAATCATTCGGAGTCACTGCCCCGTCTGACCATTGCGCGATCTGGCGCAGTCGGTCAGCGGTCGGCACAGCTTGGCCATTTTCCCAGCGCCAGTAAGCCGTTTTTGTGACGCCCAGCTCGTCGGCGGCTTGCTGGCGGGTGAGGCCTTTAAGTTCGCGGTATTGTTGGAGTTTCATGTTTCCCCCTTTGTTTCGATTCCCGCATCATTGCACAAGACTAAACGGCGCACAAGCAAAAAAACAGCTTGCAGGCTAAACCGTCGCGGTTTACTATTTAGTGGCAATAAACAACCACAAGGCTGGATCATGAAAACCAAAATCATCGCCGGCATGTCTGACGCCGACTATCACAGCACGCCGGACCTCAGTGCGAGCGGCATCAAGCTGATCGACAGCAAGACTCCGCTGCACTTCTGGGATGCGTACATTAACCCCGACCGTGAGCCGCGCGCAGAGTCCGCCGTGTTCGCATTCGGCAAGGCGTGGCATTGCGCCATGTTTGAGCCGGGACGTTTTGCCGCCGAATACGCGGCATGGCCGGATGAAATCGACCGCAAGACCGCTATGGCTCGCGCTATGCTTGACCGAATGGCAAACCCGGCTGCGTTCGACGCCGGCCACCGTGCAATCCCAGACGGCCTCAGCAAAACCAGCAAGGAAGGCAAGGCGCTGATCGAAGAGCTGGCACTGGCAGGCCTCGTCGCTGTTGCAGAAACGCAACTGGCAGAAATCAAAGCCAAATCCGATGCGCTGATTGGCAAAACCATCATGGCCGCAGATGCGCTGGAGCGCGTCCGCAAGATGCGCGAGGCAGTGGCGAAGCATCCGCGCGCGTCGGCACTGCTGGCCGCTGGCGGTATCGGCGAGCTGTCGATCTTCTGGACTGACGAAGAAACCGGCGCGCCGTGCAAGATCCGGCCAGACTTCGCGATCATGCCGTGCAATGAGTTCCCGAATGGCCTCATCATCGACGGCAAGACGTGCGAAGATGCCAGCCCGGAAGGCTTCGGCAAGGCGATCTGGTCTTATGGCTACCACATCCAGCAGGCGCATTACTGCGACGGCTTCCAGCAGGCCACGGGGTCGGCTAGCTGGCCTGAATTCCTTTTCCTTGCTCAAGAAAAAAGCAGTCCGTTTGCCTGCGCCATGTATCGCATTCCAGATGCCGCTGTGCAGTACGGCATGGAGATCGTCGAGCACACCCGACGCGTTTATGCCGAGTGCATGGAAACCGGGATCTGGTGGGGCTATGAAACCGAGACCACCGAGGCCGCTTTGCCAGGCTGGGCGATGCGCCAGATCGAAGGCTGCGAGGGTGACGTCGAGGTTGCGTTTGTTGGGGGTGGCGAATGACCCAGCTCCGCATCCAGTACCCGACGCCGATTACTGGCCAGATGATCGCGGTCGATTGCTCCGTGAAGTTCGACGATTACAAGCAGATCAGCGAAGTCCACGCGACCACAAACGGCGATATTTCCGAGCTGTTGAATCCTGACGTGCTCGACCGTCTCATTTTAACCACACTGGCCAAGGAGGCCGAACAACCATGAGCGATGTTGCAAACCTGCGCGATACCATCGTGCCGAAATCCGACCAGCTGAATGCCGAGCAACTTATCGGCAAGCCGATGACAATCACAGTCACCGAAGTCCGCCGCAGTGTTGACGGCGATCAACCGCTGGCAATCCATTACAACGGCGATCAAGGCCGCCCATACAAGCCGTGCAAGTCCATGCGCAAGGTGCTGATCTTCGCGTGGGGAGATGATGGCCGCGATTGGGTCGGAAAGAGCATGACGCTGTACTGCGACCCGAACGTCAAATGGGGCGGTGTGAAGGTCGGCGGAATCCGGATCAGTCACCTGTCGCACGTCGAGGCCGATCTGGCGCTGTCGCTGACTGCAACCAAGGGGAAGAAAGAGCCAGTGATTATCAAGCGGCTGGCAGCACAGAAACCCAAGCCAAAGCCAGCCGAGGCAACCGCAGCCACTGACGATTCGATCGGCTTCGACGTGGCCGCAGTATCCGCGGCGCTCGAATCCGCCGCAGCCAATGGCATGGATGCGCTGGTTGCAGCGTGGAGGGCGACCCCCAAGAAGGCCCGCGATATGATGGGCGGATCTTGCCCGCAGGATCTGAAAGACACAGCCGCCAAAGCGGACGCCGACCGCGCTGCTGCCGCTGCTGCTGCCGCCGAACACCCCGAAACCACCGAACCGAACGAAGAGGATATTTTTTAAATGGCACGCAAAATCTACGATCTGGCCGTAAAAACCGGCACTTACCAATCCCAAGGTGAGACCAAGAACCGATACATGAACGTCGGCGCGCTGATGGAATCGGATGATGGGAATTCCTTCATCATGCTGAATGCTTGCTTCAATCCGGCAGGCGTGCCGCGCAAGGATGGCTCCGAGTCGATCCTTGTGTCGTGCTTCGTGCCGAAGGATTCCGGCCAGCAACA